TTGTTAATAAGCTCATCCCTAGTATAGCCAGTTGTAGCTATTGCCTCATCACTCATAGCCATAATTGCCTCTACCGTTTGCTGGTATTGTTCGTTTGCGTTCTTGATAGTTTCTTCCTTCTGTGTCAGGCTGTTCTTTATCGCCTCAGCTGCCATCTCCGCTGTTATCTGTCCAGACTCAGCCTTAAGCATTGCTATAACCGCTGCCGCCTTGTCTTTCTGCTCAGAAACAGCCATAATTACTCCATCCCTCTGCGCTTGTACCGTTTGGACTATTTGCTGCCTCATTTCCTCTGTTACCGCTACGCCGCTGCTTTGAAGCTCTCTTATCTTTTGCTCTACCTGTTTGTTTAGTTCTTCTTGGTTAGCTATTTGGTCATTTTTGCGCTTGGTCTCTATCTCGAGCATTTTGGTATATTGGTCATTCGTAATCATACCTGCTGTGTCTCTAAGATAGCCGAGCTTATCAACTGTCTCCTGATACTGCTCATTTATAGCTTTAACCGCCTGCTCCTTCATCCTTTTGCTTTCAGCAATTATGCCATCTGCCATTTCCTTGCTTATGCTTTTCCCCTGAGCCTGAAGTAAGAAGAGGTTGCTCTCAATTCCTTGCGACATCCTAACAATTTCTGCCGTTGTTTCGTCACTCATCGCTTCAACCTCATCCGCTACCGTAGTTCGTGTAATTCCAAAGAAGTCTGTAATTTTACGCGCTGTAGAGATGATAAAGTCAGCAGTCAATTGAAAAGAAAACTTTATTATTTCCCACGTTTTAAGTACAAAATCTCTAAATCCTTCGCTGTGCTTCCATAAATATATTATAGCCGCCGTTACAGCCGCGATAGCCGCTACAGTTAATCCTATAGGTCCAGTTAGCGCCGCAAACCCTGCCTTCAGTAGGGGAAGAAATTTCGCCAAGCTCAAGATTCCTCCTATGAGCTTGCCACCAATCCATACCAAAGGTCCTATGGCTGCTGCAAGTCCAGCAACTGCCACAACTGTGGTTTGTATCCACCGCGGAAGGTCTCCAAACCACTTCACTAGGTCAGTTAACGCTCTAATTACAGGGGTTATAACAGGAAGCAAAATATCACCAAGCGTCAACGCTAATGTCTCTAACATAGACTGAAGAGCTTCTATCGCTCCGTGAGTTCCCTTCATTTTAGCTTCTGCTACTTCTGCTGCTCCACCAGCCCTAGTAACTGCTGCATACATATCATCCCACTTCTCTGCTCCGTTCATAAGTACAATGTTTGCCGCTCGTATTGCATCTGTACCGAATATAGCTGCAAGCGCTGCGTTTCTTTGCGCGTCTGTAAGACCCGCTAACTTTTTATTGAATTCCTCAATCAGCGCTGGCAAAGGTTTCATTTTCCCTGTAGCATCATATATTTCTATCCCGTACTCCGCTATTGCATCAGAAGCTTGCCCAACAGGATTTATTAACCTCATAAACATTGTCTTCAAGCTTGTACCTGCGTCACTGCCTACAACCCCTGCATTCGCCATTAAGCTTATTGCCGTAACGAAGTCCTCTATTTTTACTCCAGCCATACTTGCTACAGCACTGCCCATTTGAAGAGCGTAAGCCATGTCGCTTATTTCGCCTGCTGCTGCGTTAGCGCTGTTTGCTAACAAGTCTGCTATCCTTGTTGCCTCTTCTCCGGACAGCCCGAATGCGTTCAAGGACTGTCCTACAATTCTACCAGCATCTGCATTGCTCATCATTGCAGCGGCAGCCAATTGCAATGTACCTTTTGCTGCTTTGAAGGTGTTGTCTACACTTACGCCAGCTTTGGCTAGTTCTATCATTGCCTCGCCAGCATCTACAGCCGAAGTTGCAGGAAGCGTTAAATCTTCGCCCAGCGCTATAGCTAAGTCCTGCATCTGCTTCATCTGGTCAGCCGTAGCTCCAGTAATAGCCTTGAACATGTTGGACATAAGTTCAAAATCTGAGGCAGCTTTTACTGCAGCCGTTCCTACAGCAGCTATGGGAAGTGTTACCCCGATGGTTAAATTGCGCCCCACCGTGGATAACTGCTTGCCAACATCAGCGAATCCAGAAAACTTGCCCTGCACTTGGTTAACCTGTTTGCTAACCTCCTGCATCTTGCGGTTAAAGTCATCAATATTTGCCGAGACCCTTACTACGACGTTTCCTGCATCTGCCATTTACTCACCTCCAAACATTCTCTTGATCTCTTCCCACTCTTGCTGCTTATTCTCTATCCGCTTTGTCTTTTTCTGCTCACGCTTTGGTAGTAGCTTTGATGGAGTTATCGGTTTCTTAAGCCTGCCAGTATAACTGATTATGTACGACACAGCCCAAGCCATTTTATACATCTCATTTTCCTGCTGCCAGCTCCTAGCTTCAGCCACCAGTTTAATCTCGCTCGGCGTAAGCTCCCAAAACTCATTTATGCTTAGTCCTATTTCGAGGGCTTGGAGGAGGTACTCTCTCCAGTTCCATGTACCTCCTCCTTCCGTGCGTTTTTTGGTTTTTCCTCTTCTGTTCCAAAAGCCAGTACAAAAGCCTTGCCAACTGCATCAGCTGCAGTTGTTATACCTACTTCGTCAATTATTTCTCCAGCTTCGTCAAGGGTTATGTCGGGATTCCAGTGCAGTAACCCAACTCTAAATATCTCAGTTAACAGCCCGATACTTATCTCATTCTGCAGCACTTCCCCTATCTTGGCAATTGGCATGTCCAAGCTAACCTCCAAGGTTCGAAGAGCCTTGTTGTTATACTTGAGTGGATATATCTTATCGCCGCACTTTATTTCATACTCAGATATCATTTACAGCTCTCCTAAACCTCTGGAGTAAGTGTTAAAGGTCCTGTACCTTGAAGCGTTCCGCTGTAAGTCATCGCGTCATCATATGGAGCATCTATCGAGAAGTCTGTCAAGAAAGCCTTACCTGAGTACTTATTACCTGCTGGAGTTATGACCTGTACCTGTAACACTTCATTGTCCATGTATGCAGTTTCCAAAAGCTTATACGCTGTGTTATCTTCGATCACCAACCCATCAAAGTCAATGCTCCAGTTTTTTATGGTAGGAAGTCCTTCATGCCACCCAAGTGAATCCTTTGACGTTACATCTGCCTCATCGACCGACCTGTTTAACGTGGCTCCTCTTTGACCACCTACTGCTGTCCATGTTGGGCTTGTTTCGGTGCCCGTGTTTACCTGAATTAAAAAAGTTACACCACTTACTCCTGCCATATTCATTTACCTCCTTATTACTCTTGTATTTTGAATCTAAACCTGATAACTGCATGCCTATAGCCATCAGGGTCTCGTATTACTTCTGTCATATCAAGAGTGGCTATTACCACGTAAAAACCTTCAAGTACTAATGGCTGCTCTGTTACAGCCTGTATAACAGTATCTGTTATTTGTTTTACTTCCATCGCACCGTCGTAGTCGCTCCAGATATGCAAGGTGTGTGTAACCTCTTGCCCATTTTCTAGCTTCGTACTCCAGTCAATTGCCGTATCCTCTCCAATTGTTACGTAGGGCATCTGAGCCCCCTGCGGCACAGCGTCATACACTGGACAATCTAAGTTTTGGCGCAATCTGTCATATAACGCTTTCTGCAACGCTAACAGCGGTGACCTCATTCCAATTCACCCTTAATGATAATCTCCAGCCCTTTTGCTAACCTAGGTCTCTCTTCTTCAGCTGCCGGTGTCATGTATGGTCTCGCTCTCATCTTGCGGGTACCGAATTCCACAAATAGCGCATAGGGCATATGTGGAGCTATTTCCGCTGACATCTCACCGTACAGGTCCACAGGTATGGAATTTCTTAAAGCGCCAGTACGTACAGGGCATCTTCTCTTCGCGGACGCTTGTATTCTTAAAGCTGAAGCCCCAATTTCTTCTTTAACAGCTGTCTTAACCTTCTCAGACATTCTGCCGAGATTAGCCACTGTTTCTTTTTGCCCATTAACCCCGATACTAATTGTTATCATGCTACCACCTCAGAGCATAACAGTTCCAAGCTCTCGTGTCGTTCTTCTGGGTCAATTATTGCTTCTATATCAAAAGACCTGTTGTCAAATACTATTCTCATCTCTGGCTTTATCCCACTCATATACCTTATCCTAATCCTGTGCGTTAGTTCTGCTTTTACCTGCTGCGCCGCGTACAGTTCTCTGCCCTTCAGTGGCTCAACAGAAGACCACACAGTAGCTACATCCTTCCAAGTGCTAGTAACACCGCCGTAGCCATCTGGTACAGTAACCTTTTCCTGTATCGTTATCCTGTGCCTCAGCTTTCCTATCTTCATAGTTGGAAGACCCTGTATGGTTTTAAGAGTTCCTTTGCCTCAGCCGATACTCCACCGCTTTCTCTGTTTTCGTACAATCCTGCTACTGTTATTAATATCGCCTGCCTAATATCACGTGGCACGTCCTCGGCAGTATTCCCATACCCAGCTGTATAGGTTATAGCTACGCCGTCTGCTTTTGTTGCATAAACGGGAGTAATAACGTATAGGATGTCTTCTGGTAGCAGTGCATACCTGTTACCTGGCAAAGCCTCTCCATTAACAGTTATGCTGTCTATTCTCTGCACTGGTGGATAAGGAAGGTACAGTTTGTTAGCTATTACGTTAGTTTTAATCTCCCAGGTTTGTGTTATAAAGGATCGTGCTGTGTACTTTTCAGCGTACAATCTGGCAGCCGAGATAAGAGAGGATAACAGCTCATCTTCTTCATCCGAATCTATCCTAAGGAATATCTTTGCTTCTTCTACCGTTATCGGCTCTGTGCTTGGAGGTGTTATCAGCTTTGCTGTCATCCTCTTTCACCTCCGATGGCCCGTCTAAACTCTTATCCTGTTCTGCAACCCCTGCCTGTATCCACGCTCTAGCCGTTTGTTCATCCACCTCTACCACAGAGCCGGGCACAAAGGCTCGGTCTCTTGTGGCAAGGCTACGCAATATCCGCACTCTCATTGGCTATCACCATCAGGAGGCAGGCACCCGCAGTATCCGCAACGCATCTGGCCGAATGACGCCGCCGCCAACCCTGTAGTGGACTTTGAAGCCCACCAAGCCGGATTCGGCGTAGAGTTCAACCAATCTTTGCACCGTCATACCAAGGCGGTCAATGATACGATAACCGCTCCTAATGTCACCGAAAATAGCCACGTCAGCGGCAGTACCTGCAGGAGGAATATTCGGGATATCCTCTTGATTGTATACAGGATATCCAGCAAAGCTATTTGGCCTACCAGCCTGAAGCGAAGGCTGCCAGAGATACTGGCCGTTGGTGTCTGTTAGCAACCGCAGAGCTAACTCAGTCTTGGAATTTACAATCAACACACCGTTTTGCCTATACTGGGCAGGTACTTCATAGATGAGCTTTAGGATATCGTCTGCTTTAATAGCTCCTGCTTGACCTGCATTCACAGTTGTTACAGAGCTCTTTAGAATTCCTTCAGGCTGTTTATAAGCGTGGCCTGTCCCTACAACAAAGGCTGTATCTTCAGCCTCAGCTATTGCTCTGGAGAAGGAGTCAGTTATAATGCTTTCAAGCGCAACATCTGTGTCCATTAATTCGTCTTCGCCTATCTTAGTGAGACCGTAGAGGTCTTCTACGTATTGATAGTCATCATCAGGTGTCATAGTAGACTCGGTCAAAGTGCTACCAGTTTCCAGTTTGCCCCAGCCAACAGTTACCTCAGTAAGGCTACGTCTGCGAATTCTATCGCTTCTAGTCTGACGTACGGTTGCCAAGCTACGGATAATAGTTATCTTAGGAAGCTCTCTGTAAATCTCACTCTCCAATTCCTCAGGAATGAGAATCTGTCCAGTTGCATCGGATACAAGTGCTTTGATTTCTTCTGGAGCTAATGCAGATTTGCCTTCTCTCATGAATTTGAAAAATGCTGCTTTTCTTTCGCTTGGTTGTCCATTATCCTTGGTGCCATTATCACCCATAGGCGGTCTCTTTATCATTGTCTCAAGTTGTGCGATTCTTTCGTTTATTTTTGCTTCGAATTCCTCAAATTCGGCCTTTGTGTACAGGCCCTGTTCCTTTTGCTCGAACTTCTCCCTCAGTTCCTTAACCAAGCTCTGAAGTTCCACTACTTTTTCATCCATTCTTATAGTACCTCCTTCAATTTTCTAAGTTCTTCAATTGCTTCTTCCAGCACGCGACTTTCTAACTCGCCATCACTCTGCGGCTTCTCTTCTTGCTGAGTGGAATTATCCGGCTCAGCTTTCCCAAGAAGTGCATTCAGGCTTTGTATCGCTTGTTCGATTAAGGCAGTGTTCATTGTTTCATTCATTCTGCCTGCCTTAATTTCCCCCGCTGCCCCTATTATACCGTAAAGCAGCAGGTCCAAGCCACTACTTTCCGAACTCCATGGAGGTGTTCTGTCCATCTTCTCATAGTATCGTGCAAGGTGGTTCTTAACACCGGCAATATCTCTATCAGGAATATCTACACCACCTCTAGAGCCTTGCACAGCAGCTGCAGCAGCGAATATGCCCCGAGGTACAGCCTTTAACCTACCATCTATCACATCCGCAATCGGTAGTTTGTAAGAGCCAAACAGCTCTGGGTTCTCTGAGTCATACCATACAAAAGCCTTTCTGTATTTCTCCCAGTCCATATTATCCTCTCCGCCTGCCCATTCTCTTACCCGAGACCTTGCAGCGTCTCCATCCCATGGTGTCTCCATATCTGCAAGTGGAAGGTCCTGAAACGGTACGACTGACTTTATGCTCTCAACCTGAGCTAGAGGGTTGGCTGGGAATGTTACCAGTGACCACTCCCATAACCGTATCTCCTTTAGTTTTCTAGTCGTTCCTTCCCAAGCTTCTTTTACCGTATCATAGCCGATAGATAACCCACGCAATACACCTTGTTTCATCAGCGCGTATGCTTCGCGTCCTCTAGCTGTTTCAAGGTTCAACTGTCCCTTTACTCTAAGCCCACGGTTATCTTCTACTGCTGCGACAGTTAGTCCAATAGGTTCTGCAGGGTTATGCTGCCACAGTATCGGTAGTTCTGGGTTCTCTTGAAGGGTCTTTCTAAACGCTCCCGGCTCTATTACGTCTCCGGTTCTGTCAACGTTACCAAAAACAGCAGCATATCCTTCGAATAAGCCCTGATCGTCAATGTCTTTTACACTAAACCTAAAACTCTTTGTATCCATCCGTTATCCCCCCTTTCATCAGTACTCTACTACTTCGTATATTAAGGTGCATCTACAGTTTGGATGCGCTGGAGGTGTAAGTATTTCTTCTTCCCTCTTTGTGCCACCAGGGTATGTTTCTTCCAAGCCTACTACCTCACCATCCAGCGACTGACAGAACTCGCATGTGCGCTCATCGTGAGCTGTTAACCATGTTTTTATTATCTGCCCTCTAAAAAAACCATTTGTCTTTGCTTCCCTAACTGCCTCAAGCTGCCCCCTGTTGTAAGCATAAGATAGTTCGGTTCTAGCTATTCTGAGCGCCCTTTTTCTCAGCAGAAACTCCGCATAATTGTTAACCAGCCTCTCGACTTTGCTAGCAGCCAAGTTTTGCCGTATAAGGCTCTCTCTGTACCTAACTACAGCACTCGACTCTCTTTTAGTTAACCCGATCACTGGCTTTATTACTTTTGCTAGGTCATATGGTGATAGCGGGTTTTCTAGGATGTAAATTCTGAGTATTTCCCTTATCGCTTCATGCTGTGCATCAGTAAGCTGTACTATTAGCTGCCCGCCATGCTCACGTATCCAGTCCTCAATAAGCTGCCCAATGTGAGTGTTTTCAAACTGTTTCCTAGCATACTTTTCTATTTCTCCATTCATGTACTCCACTGCATTTTCCATAGCATCACGCCACGCTGGAGCCATAACTTCATTTACAAGCTTCGTGTAGTCGTTCGTCCATTGCTGCACCCATTCTATCGGCACCCAGCTGTACTGCATTATTTTTTCCATCTCTTTAACAGTCATCATTTCGCGCTGGGTATTCCACATCTTGCGTAGTGCCCTCTGTATCTTCGGCTCATTCTTATCGAGGTACCCACGCAGAACAAACTCCACATTTCTGGAATTTATCGGAACTGAGCGTATACCTTCTGGATAGCGTGGAGGTTTTGGCTGCGGTTCTGATGCTTTATGTTTCACTCTTCGCTCACATCCTCACCGGTGACAATGGTGAGTGGCATCATGTTGGCTGGCATCATCAGCATATCTCCACCTTCAACTTCATCGTACCCAAGCATAACTCTTGCCTCATTTGGAGTTATGATACCGTTCTTTACAGCCTCTAGCGCTCTTCTCCAAACAGCCTCCCTATCTTCCTGTAATGCTTCTATCTCATCTTTGTCATAGTCAATGTATAACCTTTTATCACCAAACTTCGGTATAAGCCAGTTGTTAAGTTCGCCCTTTATGGAGTCCATAAGCGGTAGTACAGTCTCGGTGTAAAATGCCTGTCTTGCTTCCTTGTAATTGCTATACGTTTTGTTCGCGTTATCCCCAATAAGCTCAGGGGGCACTCCAAACGCTATGGCTATCTCTCGCGCTGAAAGCTTTAGGCCTTCAAGCCAATGCATTTCCGCAGGGGTAAGCCCGATCTCTTTCCAGTCGAGCCCGCCTTCAAGTAACAGCGGCCTACCGGCATTTCGCGCTCCCATGTACTGTTCCCGTATTTGCTCTTTTAGCCGTTCGAATTGATCAGGTTGTAATTCATTCTGCGTTACCAAAGCGCCTGGAGGTCTTGCGCTGTTTTGCAGTAGGGCAACGTTCCACGCCCTGCTCTCATTGTTTTGGTCAATGCTTCGTGCTGCAGCTTCAATGGGAGACATGCCATACCAGTCATCCAATGGGTTAAACAACTTCAAGTGCAGTATTTCTTCAGGCTTAAAATTTACAGTTATACCGCCCACTGTGTACTGATAACCGGCAATAAGCTGCTGCGAGTTACCAGCAACCACTTTCATCCGATCAGGCCTTAATACATATAGCTCTCTTGGTGGCCCGTTTTCTGGCCCAGCAGCTTCGATGTAACTGTTACCAGCTAGCATCAAAAAGCCCACGACACTTTCGAAGAATTCACTACCACCTTGCCATGGGTTTGGCCCGTTTAGCAGTTCCTTTAATGGGTGGTTTTCCAACTCTTCTATAGTTCCATCGTTCGTAGTTCTATATACCAGCCAAGGAATACCAGCGCACGCCATAGCTATTTGCCTAACACAGGCATACACATAAACATTATTACAATATCCCTCTCGGGCAAAATTAGCATAATCCTTTGGTGTCCAAACTGGCTGGCCTAATGTAGTCTCAATTATCGCTCGTGTAGTATTACTTTGTTTTATCCCGAAAAACTCTTTCAACCCCTCGAACAGCTTTATCGCCCCCCATCACAAACGCCTAACTCTTGGCTGTTTACTTATTCCCTTTATATACCCCATTATAGCATATCTCAACGCATCCATTGTATGGTCGAATTCCTTGACTGGCTCTTCCCTTTGCACACCACCGACCACCTTCCACGAATATGCCTCAAACTCATTCAATGTATTCTGCAACCCTCGGAATACAAATAGCTGCTTGCTCCTTATCTTCTCTGCAACTTTCTGTATTCCTGCAAGTACACTATTATCAGATGCAACAGCTGGTAGCCCTACTCTTCTCAAATCTTCTATTGCCTCGGGTCTGGACGG